AAATTAAGTAATTCGTCTGTATTGAGTTTTTTAGGCATGTTCAAAGTAATTGAACGGCCTGCTTCGCCGGCTACTGCAGATTTGATAATCTTGTAACCGTTTTGAATCATATCCATACCTTCATTGATTTGCGCTTGTGTTGAAGCTGCAATTTTCTTACCGACGCGAGTTTCAGGTGCTTTGTATCCTTCTTCTACTACCTCGACTGGAGGCTCTGCAGCTTCGGGAGCTGGTGCTACTTCAGGCTCTACTACGGCTGGTGCTTCGCCTTTCAAAACTGCTAGCATTGGAGGAGCGCCTGCAGTGATAAACGCGTTGACTGATGCTTCGGCTTCTTCAGGTGAAAAGCCTAGATTAATTACCTCATTGACAAACGCTTCCTTGATTGCCGGAAGAAGTTCATCTTTGATCTTTTGCTCGATCTCTGGGGTTAACATTCTCTTTTCCTTTTTGTATTTTTGAATTGAATCTTGGAGTAAAGTCTTGATTGATTTCTTAAGCAAGGCTTGGCGATTTGCAGGAACTGATACGACGCTAAATTCTACAAGCTCGGACTTTGTGTAAACAGTTACCTTTTGACCGTCGATTGTTTGCTCTTCATATTCATTTGGAATGATACCAACTGATACGGCTTTTACATATCCTGCATTGATTAGCTTATTGAGTTTCTTACCCTCTTCGGTAATACACTCAATTTGAATTGTCGCTTCTAAGTTTTCGCCGTTCATTGCAAAGCCTAAGCAGCGTCCGATAGGCCACTCATCCGAGTCATGCTGTGCTAAGACTATGGGATTATTTAGATATGCTTGATAGTCTATTCCACTTGGAACTATGATAGTCCCATACCGGTCAACTTCAGGAGTCGATACTACGAAAGTATAGAGATCATTCTCTTTTTCTTCATACCCTTCTCCATTTTCTTTTTCGTAGCCGTCCCTAAGTTGTAGGTTCAGCTCGCGTGTTATTAAATTCATATTAAAACCTCTATTTTTATTACTTTTCCACGGGGAATAATTGGCATCTGCAATTGACTGCATTTGAAGCGCTTAGTCCACTACCAAGCGGGCGCTTTGCTTTCTCGGTTTTGACTTCAATGATATTGCCTTCTTTATCGCGAACTTCGGTCACTACCGTAAAGTATCCATCCGCGCCTTGAGTCGAGCCTTCCATAGCAGCATGAGCTGGTCTTACGCGGTTATCGCGTTGAGTTAGCCATACCATTTTGAATCCTTCGTCTTTGTAGACTGCGTATTGCATTCCGCTTGTCACATTTGCGCTCGTTGTATTTGCAATCGCACGCGCTCTGCTTGTTTGCAAAGAGTCGAATTTGGTATTCAGGATCTTAAAAAGCTCTTCTTTATCCTTACCGGCGTTTGCAGTGAGAGTCGCTTGTACTTCTTGCTTGATTACTCCGATAGAATCTCGGATTTGAGCGCTTGACTCTTCGACCAAGGCGATAACCTCTGCAGTCGGAGGAACGCCGCCCTCGATTGCAAGAGTCGCATAGAGTTCGGTAGCTACTTGATTTGCAGCATCGGCTATGATTGCATCGTATTCCGCAAGGTCTTCGGGTGAAACATTTACAGTTGCAAGAGTCAACACGCCATCATCTGCAAGCTGAAAAACTTGCTCTTTGATTTGAGCTATGATCATCTCGATTACATTTTCAAGACTACCAGCATTCGCCTCTGTTATGCCGTCAAAGTTTCTCCAAAACAAGTCTTTTGCATCGGCTGTTACGATAGGTAGCTTGGCATTTGCTCGGGTTAAGAGTTTTCGTGCCACCACGGGCGCGGGAGCGGGATTTACGGCCATGTTAAGCGGGACAAAACCATTAGCAATAAGCGGCGTATCTCCATTTGGAATCGGGTCATATCCGCGCTCGCCTCTTGCGTCATTGATTGTCTTGATTCCCCACTTAAGCTCGAACTCTTCTTGCCTCATATCAGCATCGGGATCTGCATATTCATACGGTTGAGCCTCGATAAGCACATCCTCTTCCCATCTACGGAAATGGCGTGTAAACTCTTCGGCAATGTAAAGCGCTTCGGGATCGATAGAGTTTTGTCTAAAAATTGCCCATTGTACTTCGGCGGTCGCTTTGTTTTGGAATGAACCATCAAGCATACCGGGAGGCACGCCGAATACTTGCGAGATTTGCGATCTTACGTCTTTGCTTACAGCGTCGTAACCAACTGCAAGCTCGCCTTTTGGTGGTAGTTCTAATTGCATTCCACCACCAAGCAAAGCGCGAAGCTTGTAGTCTGGTAGTTCCTCATTCCAAGCGCTTTTCAGCTTTTGCCATTCATCTTGATCGAATCTTTCGGGGAACTTTGCAATAAGCGGCGGGACTGTATTATTCGCAAACAATCGAGCTAAGTAAGCACTCACTTCGCGGTCTATATTTGCATATTCCAAAGCAGCTGAAACAAGACCAACGCCAAAGATATTCATACCGATTATCTCTTCAGGACGCGAGGCGGGATGCAACTTTGCAAGGTGAATAACCTCTTTCTCTGGTATTGCTATATTGCCCTCTTGTGCTGACTGATAGACATACCCATCTATGAAGTTATTCTCGCCTTTAATGACTCGCATTCTTGTAGGGTTAAGTACCCACATTTGAAGCGGCACTCGGTATCCATTTGTCGGAGTCCATATAAACGCATTGCCATTTATGCTAAGCCAGTTTTCAATATATCCGAAAACTTGAGAGCGTGTGAAGTACGGATTAGGATTTGATAGCAGCTCATTAGTCCAATGACCACGGCTAAGCTCTTCTTTTTCCCAGTTCTGCTCTTTATACGCATCGAACTTGATACCGCTCAAAGCATTCGCTCTATGCTGTAAACAAGCAAAGACCGTACCTCGAAGTGAAGCGCTTAACTCATTACCGACTTGAGTCGCACCGATATTGCGAGTACCACCCGACCGAATATACGGTCTGTCGTTTCTTCGCGGTGCAACTGCGCTCGCGATTCTATCTCTAAGTTGGTCAAGTAGACTCATACATATATCTGGGGTGTTTTGCGAATAGCATTGAAAGCATAGCCCAATGCGTCAATAAAGTCATCATGCTTGTCTTGCGGAGTGCCCGTAAACGAAAGCAGCTCCTCGGTAAATTCCGGATTGATATGAGGGACATGATACACAAGCCCTTGTTCATATCTCGCCTCGACTGGTTGAAAGCGTATAACCTTGTCTCTATCGGCTCTCACTCCGACTACATTCATCTTGGTATTTCTTTTCAGCTCCTGAACCATCCAAGCTTGAGCTTGATTTGATTCCACTGCTACGACTCTTGCATTCCATCTTTGCTCTGCTGACATTATCTTACGGCCTATCTCTTGGAATTGTGCTCTAAAGTGATCGGCTTCGACTACTACAACATCTCCATCTTTTGTCGTGCCTATTACCACGATTGCCGTATAATCTGCAGTCTCTTTCTGGCTAATTGCCAAGTCCACTCCAATGTAATACGCCGTGCATTCTTGGCCGTTTGTCGTGCGTAACCATTCGCGCTTAATTTTCGCCGCTGATCTATCGACATATTCTGCAAGAAACTCTTGTGCAAAGACTAAGCTCGGTAGTAATTCCTTTTGTCTATCAACTTCGCTTATCTTAATTTGCCCGCCGTCGTATGTCGAATAGTGAAACGATTGCCAATCATTCATAGTCTCGCTTAGCTGATCTAATTGCCAAAAGTGATTTTTACCTTTCGGCGTTGAGAAGAAATACGCATCTCCTTCGTAATCTGCTAGCATCGGACTAAGCACAAAGTTCCAATCGTCCTCAGCATTCGGGCAATGTGCCCACTCATCGCATATCACTCTATGAAACTTATTACCTCTTAAGCCATCCGCTCGGTAAATACCTTGCAAAACCAATGTACTACGGCCTAGTTTAATCTGGCCTTGTTTGTAAGTTGCACCAAGCGGTGCAAAAAAATTTTGTGCCTCGGTTTCTCTTCCTGAAAGCTCGGTGTATGAGGGCGCGGTGTAGAGAACATACGACCCATCAATTTCAAGCATTTTCTCAAGGGCAAGAGCAAAAGCCAAATAAGACTTCCCAAAGCGACGGCCACACCGAACAACATTAAAGCGCTTCCTATTCCGAAGTATCTCAAGCTGTTTATCATGCGGTTTTATCCGTATCACTGTATCCATTTTGCGAACCCCACTCTATTATCATTTTGCCTTTTTCTGCTACTTGATTATCCATGTGAGATAGCAACTCCATTAGCAGTTTCATCGCGGTGATATCCTCTTTAATCAAGATCTTTTTATGAATCAGCATTTCGATTATATCACCAGCTACGGTTTCTTTAGTCTTACCAGGTTTTGCAAGCTCTTCAGCCGCCATCTTTGCAAGATCTTTGACATACACGATACTACCCTTTGGCCTACCATTTCGATTGATACGCTCGGGCTTATCTCTGAAACTATGTCCTCTAAGATTATCAGCGCCTGCCATAATAAACTCCAAGACCTAATCCAATACCAAGAGCACCAATTACCCAGCTCCAATTATTATCGGTCACTACTTCAGTCGGTAAAGTAACTACCTTAATTGAGTCAGGGCGCGGTCTGTAAACAAGTGAAAAATGACCCTTGCGATTTGCATAAGCAAAAGCCATATTGATTGTATCTTGAGTCGCTGTAATTACACTATCACTTTGAGCGATAAATGCAGTATCTCCACAAGGAATTTCTACGGGTTTGTCTACAAAGTATACCGTATCGCGATTTCGTATCATTACCGACTTTGTATGTACTGAGTCTCTAATCGTTACAGGGCGCTCAATAAGCTGAACTTGAGTAATTGTGTCAGTTACTCTCTTTTGGCTTGTCTTGCCTACATGAAGCCCCGAAACAAAGCCAATAATCAAGATCACTGCAAGAATTACCACCGCGTTTAGTATCTCATTGAATCTCATTGTACTACTCCATTCTCGATCCATAAGTTATCTACAATGCCGTTCTCTTGTAC